TCTTAATATAAATTCAAGATGATAGTCAGTAGCATTTAATTCTTTAATAATTATATCACATGCAATTTTAGGTTCTGAATGTCCACAAGTAAATACATCTACTGCTGCTTCTCCTTTTTCGGGCCAAGTATGAATACTAATATGACTTTCGGATAATAAACAAATTGCAGTTACTCCTTGAGGATCGAATTGATGAGACATAGTTTGAAGCACATATGCTCCACAAGTTCTGGCAGCATTTTCTAATAAATTGCATAGAAAAAACTCGTTATCCAATAGAGATAACGAGCACCCATATAAATTTAGTAAATAATGCTTTCCCATTTTATCTTCGTTTTTTATCTTCTTTAGGTTTAATATCCCACAATCTAGGATTTATTCTTCCATCAGTCCATTCTATTTTTTTAACAATTCTTCCAAACCTATCGTAATAAGCATCAAAAATACTATATCTCGATCCCATGATAATGTCATACCATTGTTCATTTTCTTTTTCACAAGTAACCAAATAGGAATTAACGGGAAGAGATTTATCTTTTGATGCAGATTTATTGCAATTACTTATAATAACTGTGATACCATACTTTTTAAAAATATTGATATCTTCAGTTGTCAAAACCATTATACTCTTCCTCCCCATTTAATATGTGGAAATGCTTCCTCTACACAAGCTCTTGTAATTTTATATTTTTTTTGTAATCCTTTATCTTTAACTAACACAAGAAGTTGAGCTTCTTCTTCATGTAAACCTTCTAAAAGTTGAATAAAAAGATTTTCTCGTGTAGTTTGATTGATACTAGAACCTCCTTTGAAAAACAAATATAGTTTTCTATATTCTTGTTCCAATAAAGTATGTTCTGTACCTTTAGGAGCATCATTTGGATTGAATGGTACTTCTCCTTCTGGCAAGAGAGAAATAATACTTTCATCATAATTTGCAATAAGAATTGCTCTTAATGCATTAGTATTATATTGTTGCAGTAATTGAATTTTTTCTACCTTAGTTTTGGCATTGCTCACTTTTTGAAGCACTTCGGAAATTAAAAGTCTCATTTTTTAAAAGGGGACGAACTACGGAAATAAAAAGCTTCCATCAAATCATTTAATTGATATTTGCGGAAATATTCTAAAGGAATTTGCTTATTAGTATTTAGACTTGCATACTCATCAATAATTTTTTGTTCTATTTCTTCTGGGATGTAATCTAAATCAATAAGAGTTCTGTTTCGATAATAATTATCTATTTCTGATTTTGTTTTGCAGAACATAGAAGGATCTTGATCCACCCAAATATTTAATTTTTTTTGGCTAATTGGCTTTTGTCTTTTTTCTGTTACAAAAGTGTCATCATCTGAAAGAAAATTTGGTATACCATCAGATTTATCACCTTTAATAATATGTTCTTTAATAAAACTATATGGATTGTCTGAAGAGATATAACTCTTCATAATTGGATTGTATTGTATTACTCCAGGATACTTATGCAGTTGAATAAAATCTTTATCTCCAGAAAGAATTAAAATTTGTTCTTTTGCTTTTTTATGTTTACACAAAACTGAAATAATATCATCAGCTTCTGCTCCCAATACTTCCATTACTTTGTAGGGGAAGTAATTTTTAATCTCGTCCCGGATTTTATTTAATACATCAAATATAGAATTCCAATCTAAACCAGATTTTATTCTATCTTTTTTACGATTGTATTTATAATGTGGAAAAAAATCTTTTCTCCAATAATGTTTACTATCATATGCAAGAACTATTTCACCATATTCTTGTTTGTATTGTTTTTCATATGATACTAAACTTGTCAACACCATATAACGAACTAAATTTTCATTTAATTCATCTTTCTTAAGTTGTGCCATCAGATTACTAATCATAACCTGATTTACATCTACTAAAATCATTATATTTAACCAATTAGTTTTTTATTATTCTATATTTTTATATCACATAATTTACAATATTAATTTAACTTACGTCAATAATACTCACAATCGTCTTCTTCTTCATCTTCAATAAATTTTACTGAAAGTAATTCTTCATTAATAACAATTCCTTCGTCATCATACATTTCTGGGTGAAGTTTAGTAGGACTATTTTTATTATAAAAATTATAAACAATATCATTAATAAACCACCCTATTATAATTCCTACAATCAAAAATAGAATCATAAAACAACCAGAAAAAAATAGCATTGTTGATTCCATTTGTTAGTTCTCCGAGTGACTTATTTGATGTCCCCCCAAGTAATTTCGATCTTAAAACAGAATTGTTTTTTGCGGAGGGAAAAACATTTATTAATTTTCAATCCTTTTGATTTATTGTTTACCCTCCTGAGCATTAGCTCTACACCTTTATTTATGGATATTTTTTCCATCTCAATTTGAATTTTTATTAGATTTTACCAAACCTTTTTCTACAAAAAATTTTACTGTTTCTACTAATCCTCCAATTGGAACTCCATCTATAATTGTATATGGATATGCAGTTGCTGAAGGATATTGTTTTTTAAATTCATCTCGCGTAATATCTTTACCTACAACAAACGATTGATATTCTACATTTGCTCTAGCCATTAGTTCTTCTATTTTTTGACAATATCCACAACCAGAAATTTTATAAATTAATATCTCCATATTTTTCTAGAAATTTTGTTCAACCATTATAAATCATCTTTAGTGCTTTGTCAAGTGATTAATGTGCAGCAGATCTAAAGCACAATCAAATTGTTTATTGAGATTTGTCTTCAGTTAATTCATATGTTTCAGATGAATTTTTTCGTTTTTGAAATACATAACGAGTTCCATCAGGTCTCTCACAAATATAGTCCGAGTCATGTGATGTGTATAATTTAACTGTTATAAGCTTATCGTTTTTTCCTATCATAAATAATCTCTATTTTTTTACCTTTTGTATATTTGTCAGAACACCAATAATAGTGTATTTCACCATCAAGTTCTTTGACAAGAACTTCAATTAGTTGTTTAATGATTTCTTCTTTTTCTTCTTGATTCATAATCCCAATGCATAATCTAATGATTTTTTTGCAGTTGTCATAAGTTTATTATATGTCTTATTTTCAAGATTTGGTATTGTTAATGAGAATCCCAAAAGGTCTCCTTCTGGGTCATCTGGTATTCCTACTGGTTGTATAAAAAATATTCCAGCATGAGCAACACATTTCCATCCAATGTCAACAAAACCCAAATCTCTCAGTGCACATTCTAATTTGAGAGAATAACACCCGTCTTTTAGTGTCATATTCGGTTTTCCGAACTCAAAAATATTTATTATTCTTTCAAAAAAGAAATTATCAAAAACAATGAAAAGAAAATTATTGCTATTGATAGAAATGACATTTTAGATTTCTTGATTTTGAGTTACTTCATCCCAATCTTTTTGGAATATCTCAAGACCTTTTTCTGTCATAATGTTTTTATACATTGACCAAAATACATTTGGAGGAATTGTAACCACATCTGCACCAGCCAAAGCAACTTGTTCTACCTGTCTTACATCACGAAGAGATGCTGCGAGAATTTTTGTTTGTGTAAGTGAATGGTCAAATACCTTACGAATATTTCTAATAAGTTCAATACCATCAACTGAATTGTCTATCCAACGACCAACAAAAGGTGAGACATAAGTTGCTCCTGCTTTTGATGCCAAAATTGCTTGTGCCACAGAAAAAACAAGAGTCACATTTGTTTGAATTCCTTGTCCTGATAAAAACTTACAAACCTTAAGACCATCTACAGTACAAGGAACTTTAATTGTAACTGCCGGTGAAATTGAATAATATTTTTTTGCCTGAGTAAGCATCTCTTCTGGAGTATCTGCAACAACTTCTGCTGAAATACTTTCTAATTTTGGAAATGATGTTGAAATATTTTCAATAACTTCTTTTAGTTGTCTTTTACTTTTAAGAATAAGTGTTGGATTTGTTGTAACTCCATCCAAAAGTCCAGTTTCATATCCTGAACTAATCATAGAAACATCTGCGGTGTCTAGAAAAATTTTCATATAAAAGATTAAACTCGTAAGTAATTATACTACTTTTAATCTCATATAAAGTAAAATGTTAAGATTCAAAGATATTAATATTTTTCCAGACAATAAATTCCATTCTTTTCTACAATTGCAGTGCAGGAGTCACACCAGTCACCACAACACATATAAGTGATTTTACCAAAGTTGCGAATGTTTGCATTGTGAATGTGTCCACAAATTATACCTTTGTACTTCTTATCTCTTTGAACACAATATGATGAGATATCAGTTTCATATTGATTGATATATTTTTTCCCACGAACTGTATTTTTTAATACATAAACTAAAGAGAATTTAAAAAATCTTTCTAACCATAAACTCAATGGAGTAATAAATTCATATCCCTTATTAAACATCAATTGCTTCCAAGACCCAGAAGAATACTCAGAATACTTATCGCCGTGAACACAAAGAAACTTATTTCCCTTTGAGTCCTTATGAATATACTCATCAACCATTTGGAAGTTCTTGTGAGAGAAATTACAATAACGACGAATCTGTGCCTCGTGATTTCCAAGAATATAAACTACTTCTGTTCCCTTCTTTGCTAAGTTAAAAATTTGATGAACACACTCAGTATGCTCCTTTGTCCAACGAGTATTATATTTTTCCATGCAGTAGATGTCAATAATATCACCTACTAAAACTAATTTTTTGGTTTTAAGTTCCTTGAGAAATTTATAGAATTTTTTAACATTACATCTTGATGTTCCTAAATGGACATCAGAAATAAAAACTGTATCAAACATAAAAATGTGAAGCGTTTACTTTATGTAGTTAAGGAAACTTCGTATCAAGTATTTATTATAGCATACATTCAGTGTTCTTGTGTCAAGGATATAAGAAAAAGAAATATTCCGAAGAGTTGGAAGAAGAGGAGGATGGTTAGCATCTTCTTTTACCTTTGTTATGTGGAGTTTTGTTTCTCATAGGATTTTTATCACCAAGTTTTGATGCTCTTTTACAACAAGCATTTCCAAGTTTTAATCCAGAAACAAGAACTTCTTTCTCCCCACCACATTCACAAGAAACTTTAACTTTAGACCATTTACTTAATTTAGATGGAATAAAAATAATATCTAATCCTCTTCTTTCGCATTCACTATGAATATAATTTTTCCAATACTCATCTCCATAAGATGTAGTTCTATTTTCTCTTAATATAACCTTTGCTTGTTTCAACAAAACCATTATAGAACCTTTGGATAATCCTATTTGATTTGATATTTTAGTTATTGAAAGATTTTCCTCTTCATACAAATATTTCACATAATCTCTATACTTTTCATTTATACTTATTCCTCTATTCCATCCACCTTCCAAATAATCATTATTGATTTTATTAATACAATATGGATTATTCTTTAAGTCATACTTTTGTAGTACTAATGTCTCATATTGTATTGCTCGGTCATCAGTCTCAAAAAAAGCAATAGGATATAAAGTTCTTTTCAGTGAGTTCCAATCTTTATCTGCAGAACTCCCAAGATACCCATCATTTAGATTGTGTGTTGAGTGTTTTCCAAAATAAAAATAGTCTGGTTTTTCTTCAGACACAACAACATAAACATAGTGAAACTCTCCAGTAGATTTACTTCTTACACTTTCTACTAGAAATTTTGAGTACAACAATTCCTTGTACATTTCGGTTTCATAGATTTAACGGCATTACTATTTATTATACCATAAAAAAGGAGAGAACCGAAGTCCTCTCCCATTTTGCCGTTTGGTTCTATGAACCTTGACTATTTATCAACCGATAGAAGGAGCAGTAAGAGCAACCGAAGTTGTTTGTACTGATGCCAAATCTAAAGGAAAGTTCGCTTAACCCATAAGTTTACCATTCTTATGGAGCAGACTATATCATCAACCTTTTTATTAGGTTGTCGGACGCTAATGGTGTATTATATAGGACGCTTCCTAAACCACCTAGTCGTTGAACCTTCCTCAAAAGTTCGTTTGAGGCTTGGCTGCTGATTGCCCTTTTAGTTTGGAGGGTTTCCAGCAATTCATCCGATTTACATCTATCAATTACTTGATAGAGCCACTACTTTCTAATGGGCATTTCTCTCATGTTGAACCTCAATTCCCAGGTTGGCACCATTTAATAAGTCCGCCCAGGTTTTAATCACTCTACCTTGATGGTCAAGAATTGATTGATTGAAATTCAGACCATTAAGATTGAAAGATGAGACGGCAATTCCCATAGCAGCACACCAGATACCCACAACGGGCCAGGCAGCGAGGAAGAAGTGAAGACTACGGGAGTTATTAAAGGAAGCATATTGGAAAATAAGGCGTCCAAAATACCCGTGGGCTGCCACGATGTTGTAGGTCTCTTCTTCTTGACCGAACTTATAACCATAGTTCTGTGACTCAGTTTCAGTAGTTTCACGAACCAGTGAAGAAGTCACTAGCGAGCCGTGCATAGCACTAAAAAGTGAACCACCGAACACACCAGCAACACCTAACATATGAAACGGATTCATAAGAATATTGTGCTCTGCAGAAAATACAAGCATATAATTAAAGGTTCCAGAAATCCCAAGAGGCATTCCATCACTAAAACTTCCTTGACCAAAAGGATAAATCAAGAATACAGCAGTTGCAGCAATAGCAGGAGCACTATAAGCAACTGCAATCCACGGACGCATACCAAGTCTGAATGAGAGTTCCCACTCACGACCAAGATAGCACCAAACACCAATAAGAAAATGGAATACCACTGCTTGGTATGCCCAACCATTATAAAGTGCTTCATCAATAGAAGCAGCATCCCAAAGATTATAAAGATGCAATCCAATAGCATTTGAACTTGGAACAACGGCACCAGAAATGATGTTGTTTCCATACATAAGAGACCCAGCAACTGGTTCCCTAATACCGTCAATATCGACCGGTGGGGCTGCAATAAAAGCAATAATAAAAACTGAAGTAGCAACAAGAAGGCAGGGAATCATAAGAACTCCAAACCACCCAACATACAACCTATTATTGGTTGAAGTCACCCAAGAACAAAATTGTTCCCAAGGATTATTAAAATTACGTGTAGCAATTGTAGCAGTCATTTTTTACTAAAAAAGAATAAGTATAAGCATAGGGATTGCTTGTTTACATTATTCCTTTCTCCACCCTCAGAAGAAAGGTAGGATGAGAGATACTTTACTTCTCATGATCTCGGTTTGAGAAGAACAACTGTCAAAGTTTCCTGACCTGTTGATGTATATATCATAACATTGTCAGGAAATCCTGTCAATAAGCAAAAATGCTTAACTGGAATACTCGTCAATTTTATCCAAAATTTTGTTAAGATATATATTTGCAACATTTTTCGGATCTGACGAATAGTAAACTGGGTCTTCTGATAGTTCTTTTTTAAATCTAAGAACCCAATGCTTTATTTCGTCCTTTGTCAATATACCTCTTGGCATGAATTAAAAAACTCTCTTCCATTATATAGGAAGAGAGTTATTAATATGATTAATTATATTGCGAAGTTCTAACAATAAAATTAATAACTAATATGGAGAATAATAACCCCATAAAAGTGGGAAAGTTCATTTTATACTCTACCAAACTCCCGGAATTACCTGACCAGTCATA